GTCTCACGAAACCGCCCGTCAACGCGCCATGGCAGCAGTACAGAACGCACCGGAAGGGATGGTGGTGGAGATTAAGCAGCCGACACGCTCACTCGATCAGAACGCTTTGCTGTGGCCCTTGCTCACCGAATTGTCAACGCAAGTCGAATGGTACGGGCAGAAACTCACGAAGGAAGAGTGGAAGGACGTGCTTACCGCAGGGCTGAAAAAGCAACGTGCCGTTCCTGGGATCGACGGGGGCTTTGTGGTGATAGGGGCGCACACTTCCAAAATGAGCAAGGCGGAGTTTTCGGAGCTAATCGAGCTTATCTACTGTTTTGGCGCAGAGCATGGAGTGGAGTGGAAAGAGAGGGTGGCGGTATGACCGTAGCAGATAAACGCAGGCTTAACGCCGTGGCCTCTCTTCCTTGCGCTGTATGCGGAGCAACCCCTTGCAACGTGCATCATGTCCGCAGGTACGGCGAGACGCGAAAGCACAGCAAGACGATTCCGCTTTGCTATAGGCATCATCAAGGCGCGGACGGCATACACACGCTTGGGAAGAAAGCATTTTGCAGGGAGTACGGAAGCGAAGAAGAGCTTTTGCAGCGAACCAATGAATTACTCAGGGAGGCAATGTGAACAACTATCAACTGAACTATCAAAGCGTTTTTAAAAGCCTTGGATTCCCTACAGTGGAAGATGTTTACGCAGGACTTAGCAACAGAACAAAAGGGCTTGCAGGGCGAAATTACAAATATCCCACCAGACCGGCGCAAGGTGCGAAGGAAAAGGCTCGTCGCCTGCGGCAACGTGAGCGAGGGATTATCAAGTAAGGAGGAATCATGAACCAGATGGGACTCTTTAAAGGCGAGAAGCTCAAGCAGCACGGCCTCGACGCCATCGAAATAAAAGAGGGCGATTTTGTCGGCAAGTGGTTAAAGAGAAATATAAGAACGCCGACGAGCAAACAAGGGGAGAACTTTACGGGCTTTATAACGAGCTTGATAACAAATACTGGAGAGGTGAAGACAATGGACATTAAGCTAAGAGGGAGAAGTAGAGAAAACGGCAACTACCTATTTTACCACAATGCTATTGCCGAGATTTACCATCATGTAAACGATGGAACGCTGATTGGTTTTGCCGGGTATGACCAAGAAACTGAGAAGCCGATCTTGCTTGATATCGAACTATGGACAGGCTTTACCGATGGAGAAGGTAACGAGTTTTGGGAGCACGATACAGTTCGGTATCCGGCATGGGGCGAGCATGATGTTTTTACGATTGTGTGGGACGAAGAAAAGGGATGTTGGTCATTGAAAAATGACAATAGCTTCTTCCCGATGGCTCCAATTGTTCACGATCTGGTTCATTGTGGAGCATAACGCCGCCAGTCAGCGGCAGGCCAACGCAGGACGGGAAGCACGGACCTTCTCGCTAACCTGCGCCGTATCAACTGTCCGCTGGAGTGGCCTTGTTATGCCAAACTGCACCGTTTGCAAAGACACTGGACTAAACATTTTCGGGAAAGAGTGCATCTTTTGCCGCGGGGGGGTTGAAACCCTCACCGACAACCAGAAAGACGCCTGTGAAATAGAAAATATTGCCGACTATTTCCGCAGAGGAGGGATGGAGGACCATGCCGAGTTTCTGCTCAAAATGGCGGTGAAAATTCATGCCGCCGAGGAATTTTTTGATTGGTTCAACAAGACCTACCAGCAGCCAAGCAATCACGATGAACACCCGTGGTGTAAACTTGGGTTGCTACTGAACGATTACGGGGCATAAACGTGAAAGACATTATTCGGAACCTGCTCGACTTAAATGGTCATCATGACTGGAATTATCGAATCATTAATTCTGGAGGCGGACTGTGTGTTCACAGTAAAAAGCAAATATGGATAGACGAGGAGTTCCGACACGACCCAGCGTTCATCCTGCACGAAATAGCCCACATTAGGCACCGAGGGCATGATTCCTTGTGGGGAGATCACTATACCCGGATGATGACGAGCTATGTGCGAAGTCTGGAGGACGCTATTCAACAGACCCTGGATGAAAACAGAAATTTGGCTGACGGCGAAGACTGCACCCTGCGACACCTGGTTCGAGTCTTGAAGGCTCAACGAATATAGCTGACCGAGAGCGTTAGCGATTCGGTCGAGCGGCTGGTTAGGCAACTGTAAGAGAAATTTACCACTCGAGGGTCAAGGATGGGAATAGCTGACGACACATTAAATACCAGCGGAGAACATGTTTGTTTCCAGTGTGGCGGGTTTGGATGCCACCACTGTGGGGAGGAAGTCGTATCAATGACGGAAGATCATATTTTTAACAGCAAAGTAAGCAAGTCGTTTAATGCTGACATGCAAGAATTGCTTGACGTTGCAGATTTTATGAGGAGGAGCGGGAGGCACGAAAACGCTGAATTTCTTGAGGACATGGAAAAAAGGTTCCGCGGAACTGCGACTATGCTGCTGGAGGTAGCTCCGAAACAGAAAACCCGCGGACTTGAAGCCGCAGTTAAGTGGCTTTCTGCTTAACGATGCCGATAACCGGCGAGTTTACGAGTCCGTGTTGATTGACTGGTTGTTTTGCGCTGCATCCTACGGAGACGAAAATGGACATAACGACATTGTGTGAAAATTGTGGCTGCGATTTCCCGGAAGAAGATGCTCATGAATGTGAAAAATGCGGGGCTGTTCTCTGCCCTGAGTGTGTCTGCGAAAGTTGCGAGAACGAATAGCAAAACAACGGATCAAATTGAGCGGCTGCGCTCAGAAAGGGCAAACTAACATGGACGATTTGCGGGAAGCAGAGCAGGTTCAACAGTCCGCCTCGAATGAGTTGTTGTCTGAATTTTGCACCGATATTCGGAATAAACTCGGCAACTATTCGACTTTAATTGAATTGACCCTTCGCTTTGAAAGCGTGAAGACAAGGGAGCTCAAGCGTGACGCTGCGATTCAAGGGCAAAAATCTCTTGATTATATTTTAGGACGTCTCGAAGACCTGGAGCGTGGTGACGTCAGATAACGCTTGAATTAACCGGAGAGTGAAGGAGCGAAGCGGATGAACGAATCCGAGTTGAATGACTTGTTATCGTGCCCCTTTTGCGGGATGCCTGCGGTTGGACCGGAGCTGGAAAACCCCGGCAAGGGCCGACCGAATTGGAAAATACGGTGTAACCAGTACTGCGTGTCCATGCGACGCGGGTCGAAGAATGAGGTTGTGGCTGACTGGAACACACGGGCACGATAACGACTAGCTGACCGACGTGTTTCCGCGTCCACTCAAGCGCCTTGTTGGGCGTAAAGGAGTAAATTATGCAACTCTCAGAAACACAAGAACTCACGATGAAAATGGCAAAGGTCGGTTATGAAAGCTATGCAGCTTATACCGGAAATAAATCTGCTGTTACCGGCGATGACCTGCCAAAATGGGAGCAACTACCAGGAGGGGTGATTAATGCCTGGTTTGCTGCCGCTGACGGAATGACAAAATTCCTTGCGTCTGTTGCCCCCGTGGAGGTGGTAGATGGGGAATAAATATGAGGTGTCTGAGTGGTATGAGGATAAGACTGATGGCCGTGGGTTGGCCTACCATTCACAGTGCCAAACCGAGTGGCTGTGTGTTGCATTGTGGTGCATGTGGAAGCTCAAACGAGATGGCGCAAAGTGCGTAAAACTGGAATGGCGTTAATCCGCCCAACAGCGTCAATAGATGGAAAATTTTCCGTCATATCAAATATTAAAGTACCAAACATGGAAAATTAATTAAAGGGGTAGAAATGTGTGACAACTGTAAATGCACCTGCCTTGATTGCGAGATCAAGCAAATGTCGCTCAACGAACAGCGGCGCATTATCGACGAATTGCAGGAAGAAAACGATCGGCTGAAAAGCATCAAGTCGGCTATATACAAGTGGGCCACCAAACACCATGGAGGACACTTTTGAAGATTATCGGTATTGACCCCGGCAGCGAAGAAACCGCGTTCGCGCTCATGGCAGAGGATTACTCAATCCTCGAAGCGGCCAAAGTGCCCAACGATGAATTCCTCGATTGTGTATTGCCGGGCATGCTGGACGGCGGCAAAGAGTTGGCGGTGGAGAGTATCCAGAGCTACGGCATGGCGGTCGGCAAGAGCGTGTTTGAAACCTGCTATGTGATCGGGCAGATACAGCGCATCGCCAAGCTTAACGGTACAGCCTGCTATCTGTACCCGCGCCCCGAATATGCCAGGGCGCTGGTCGGCGGCATGAAGGTCAAGGATTCGATGGTGCGACAGGCGCTCATGACGCGATTCGGAGGGGATAAAAAAGGCGAGCCGCTGCATTTGCTCAAGGGCAACAGCGACAAGCGCAGCGCTTTTGCAATCGCGGTGTATCACGCAGACAAGCTGAGGTTTGCGGCACAAACAGAATAGGAGGACCAATGATATTTACAACTCTAAACAAAATCCGAGAGCATCAACCATGTACGAGTGGCTGGAAGAAGTTGCTCAATTATTTGGGCAAAACCGAAGCCGACGATGAACCGCTGCCCTTAACAATAATCCTTGAAAGCAATGGCCTCGATGACTGCCTTTGGGCGCTACAGACTGTGCCCGAGCATAACAATCTTTGGCGGAAATACGCCGTCTGGTGCGCTAGGCAGGTCGAACACCTAATGGACGATGAGAGGAGTAAGAATTCTTTGGTTGTGGCCTGGGACCACGCAGAGGGCAAAGCCACGGATGATGAGTTAGCCGCTGCCTGGGCCGCTGCCAGTGACGCTGCCAGAGCCGCTGCCTGGGCCGCTGCCAGTAACGCTGCCAGAGCCGCTGCCAGAGCCGCTGCCAGTGACGCTGCCAGAGTTGCTGCCTGGGCCGCTGCCTGGGCCGCTGCCTGTAACGCTGCCAGTGACGCTGCCAGTGACGATGCCAGAGCCGCTGCCAGAGTTGCTCAAACGGCGAATCTACATACTGTTTTAACCTCGGGTGAACTGACATGGTTATGACGGCACAACAACAGGCGCTGTGCAAACACGGCAATCTTCGGCAACTCCACAAATACGCCGAGGAATGCAGCGAGGCGGCAGCGGCGGTCAATCGCTGGCTGGCGGAACCGACCCCGGAGCATTATGCGCAGATGATCGAAGAAATGGCGGACGTGGAGATTTGCACCGCTTATCCGAGGCTGATCTTTGGGGATGACGACATTGACAAAGCCGTGGCATCGAAGCTTTCGCGGCTGGAACGAAACTTAAACAATCACCTTAACTGTGGAGCGTAACATGGCGAACGATCTTAACTTGTGTCAATTTATTGGTCGGCTTGGCAAAGATCCTGAACAGCGGTTTTTGCCCAACGGCGATGCAGTCGTAAACTTTACCCTCGCGGTCGGCTGGAAGGGCAAAGACAAGGAAGGGTGTGAGTGGGTAAACGTGGTGGCCTTTAAAAAGTTGGCGGAAATTATCGGCCAATATTGCACCAAAGGGCAACAGGTTTACGTATCCGGCAAGATGCGCACGCGCAAATGGCAAGACCGTGACGGGGCCGACCGTTACAGCACCGAGGTGGTTGCAGATCAGTTTCAGTTTTTAGGCTCTAAGGGCGACGCAAACAGCCAAGGAAATACCAACACAGGGGCGCGACGAGAAAGTGCCTCACGCGGCCAGCACGGAAGCGAGACGGGCGGAGGCGGGGCATATCAGGAAGCGCCGTTTAACCCGGACGATGAAATCCCCTTTGCTCACATGCCGGAATGCCGTTTTGACGGGGACGCATTGTACCGCACTCAGCTATTTTAATAGTGGGTAGTCGTGACGTTCAGGAGGATTTAGCATGCGATACGAGGACTTTTTGCAGAAAAAAGCCGTGGCGGACGCGGCAACTGGAATACGCGCAGACGTTGGAATAAACCCGGCACTGTTCGAATTCCAGAAAGACATTGTTCGTTGGGCGTTAAAGCGCGGGAGGGCAGCGCTGTTTGCCGATTGTGGAATGGGCAAAACAGCCATACAGCTAGAGTGGGGGAAGCATGTTCATGAGTATACGGGCGGCGATGTGTTAATCCTGGCTCCGCTGGCCGTGTCAATGCAAACCGTTAGGGAGGGCGCGAAGTTTGGCATTGACGTGAAGTATTGCCGCAGCCAAGAACAAGTTTCATCAGGAATCACAATAACCAATTATGAAATGCTTGGCAAATTTAATGCAGACCATTTTGCTGGTGTCGTCCTTGATGAATCATCAATTTTAAAGAGCTATACCGGGAAAATAAGAAATGAGATTATAGAGGCGTTCAAAAACACGGCCTTTCGTCTGGCGTGTACCGCAACGCCCGCCCCGAACGATCACATGGAACTAGGCAACCATGCAGAGTTTTTGGGTGTGATGAGCCGTGTGGAAATGTTAAGCATGTTTTTTGTGCATGACGGTGGAGAAACGCAGAAATGGCGAATCAAAGGGCATGCTCAAAATGATTTCTGGCGATGGGTGGCGTCCTGGGCAGTCATGATTCGCAAACCGTCCGATCTTGGGTATGACGACGGAGGATTTATTTTGCCGCCGCTTGAGATTAAACACCATGTTGTCAAAAAGAATGAGGCTCCCGATGGGTTTTTGTTCCCGGTCGAGGCGCTTACGTTGCAGGAGCGACAGCAAGAGCGCAAAGCCACTGTGGGCAAACGCGCCAAGCTCGCAGCAGAAATTGCCAACAACACGAATGGACCGTGCCTAGTATGGTGCAACCTCAACGATGAATCTGCCGCAGCAAAACATTTAATTGACGGCGCGGTAGAAGTGAAAGGATCTGATAAAAACGAGCACAAAGAATCTGCCATGCTCGGCTTTTCGGATGGCAGTGTTAAAACGCTTGTCACCAAACCAAGCATCGCCGGGTTTGGCATGAATTGGCAACATTGCGACACTATGATTTTTCTCGGACTGTCCGATTCCTATGAGCAATTTTATCAGGCGGTTAGGCGATGCTGGCGGTTCGGGCAGAAAAACAAGGTCACAGTCCATGTCGTGACCGCAGAAACGGAAGGGGCGGTTGTGAAAAACATTGAACGCAAAGAGGCTGACGCGGAGTTGATGGCGTCAGAAATGGTGAAATATATGGCGGGTATTAACACCGATGAGATCCACGGCACAACGCGTCAGACTGTTGACTATGCGCGTGGGGTTGAATCATCCGAAAATTGGACCTTATACCATGGCGATTGCGTTGACGTAACGCGGGAAATCCCCGACGACAGCGTGCATTTTTCGATCTTTTCCCCGCCGTTCGCATCGCTTTATACCTACTCGGCCAGCGACCGCGACATGGGGAACTGTAAAACGGATCAGGAATTTGCTGACCATTTCAGTTTCTTGGTGCCGGAACTGTTGCGTATTACTAAGCCGGGGAGGCTCTGCGCGTTTCATTGTATGAATCTTCCGACCAGTAAAGCGCGCGACGGGGTTATCGGCATTAAGGATTTTCGCGGGCAACTCATCAAAACATTTCAGGACGCTGGCTGGATATATCACAGCGAAGTGGTTATTTGGAAGGACCCGGTAACGGCCATGCAACGCACAAAGGCACTTGGATTACTCCACAAACAACTTAAAAAAGATAGTTGCATGTCGCGTCAGGGCATACCAGATTATCTGGTGGTCATGCGCAAACCGGGGGAAAACCCAGAACCTGTGTGCGGTGAACTTAAGTATTTCGCGGGCGATCAGTCGACGTTTAAACAAACGAAAAATTTGTCAATCGACGTGTGGCAAAGGTACGCATCCCCGGTCTGGATGGACATTAACCCGTCCAACACATTGCAGCGTACTTCCGCTCGCGACGATAAAGACGAACGGCACATTTGCCCGTTGCAACTCGACGTTATTGAACGGTCCTTGCAACTGTGGACCAATGAGGGCGACACGGTTTTCTCGCCATTTGCCGGGATCGGGTCAGAAGGCTACCAGTCATTGAAAATGGGTAGAAAATTCGTCGGGGTTGAATTGAAAGACAGTTATTTCAGTCAGGCCGTTAAAAACCTCGTTGAGGCCGACACCAACACCGCAGAGCAAATGTCATTTATTGCATAAGGAGGGGCACATGGCATCGGACAACCAGCGCAAGCACCACTACCGCATGATAAAACGAGTGTTAAGCGGCGCGATAGACCCCGCAGGCCCCGGAGAGATGGCCGACCTTATGCGCCACGAAGGGTTTTCCTGCTCCGAACAAAAGGCGGCGATCATCAAAGAGTTATGGGCCGAGGAAGACAGGATTATCCACCGCAATATGGCGAGGGTTTACAAGTGGAACGACGACCTTCCGCCGTGTCATAGATGCCACGCTAAACTGTTTGCGTTCTGCATGTCTACATGCCGCGAGTGCAAAGAATTCCAGTTGTGGGCTGGATACGGCAAGCGTAGGCAGTATCTTGACAAAGCGGGGTGATTCCGGTAGATTGAAAGGTGTCTAGGTCAACATTCTCAGGGTTTCCGTTACCACATATTGGGACAGCTACGCCTTTATTGCGCGCTCAGAGCGGCCCCGGATCGCTGGTTTAAACCCTGCATGTTGACCTAGACACTCAACAGACGGGCCAGTGGTTCGGGGCTTTTTTATTTTCATTTTATGGATGGTGGTAAATGAGCGTATCAACAATGGCATGGGCTTGGAAACAAAAATGTACTCCTACAGAAAAACTAATACTTTTAGCTCTCGCTGACCACGCAAACGATGATGGCCGTTGTTGGCCCGGCATGGAACGTGTCGCGCAAAAAACCGGGTTCACGAGACGAGCAGTTGTGAAATCTGTTAAATCACTCCAAGCCAAAGGGATACTTAGGGTCACGAACAGGGCAGTTGGCGGGTTGAAAAAAAGCAACATATACACACTAATTGTGGACGACGAAAACGCATCTCCCCGATGTGAACGAGGTTCACATCGATGTGAACCTGACGACCAAATAGATGTGAACGAGGTTCACATAGAACCTATAAAAGAACCATCAATAAAAAACAATATCCCTTTTTCTGAAATAATCAACTTCCTGAACGAAAAAACAGGGAAGGCATTTAAGCCAACAACCAGTAAAACAAAAAGCCTAATAACGGCCAGATGGAAAGAAGGTTTCTCCTTAGCCGATTTCAAGGCCGTCATCAGCACCATGGCGGGGCAGTGGATGGGCGACGAGAAGATGGAACCATACCTTAGGCCAGAAACTCTTTTTGGAAACAAATTCGAGGGATATTTGCAGCAAGGGAGGAATCAGCAGAAAGTCGTGCAACTCACCCCTAAACAGCGAAAGGACGAAGAAGAATGGACCGCCATACTCTCGCCGACATAAACGCAGAAAAGGCCGTGATTGGCTGTATCCTTGTCGATCCCGCCGCCATGGACCGCGTGTTTCTTGGCGTGGACGATTTCGCGTCAGAGCGCCATCGCCATATCTACGGTGCCATGCGCAAACTGAGCGACAAATCCACGCCTCCTGATCTGGTGGCGGTGTCTTCGGCACTGCGTGGCCAAGTAAGCGCATCCTACCTTAATGACTTGTGCACAGACGGGTGGTTGCCAACACACATACCACATTATTGCGCCAGCATCCGCAAGTTTGCCACGGCTCGGAAGTTGATAAACGCTTGCCGGGAAATTCAGGACGCGATCGAAGACGACAACGCTCTGGATTTAGCTGAGTCAAAAATTATGGAAATTCGCGAGGGCGGCGGGGCCGAACAAACGGCGATCCGGGTTAAAGATTTACTCGGACCTGTGCTGGCTGAAATCGAGCAGCACTACAACAACAAAAGTGCCATTACCGGCATCACGACCGGCTATACCGAACTGGACCGCATGACTTCGGGGCTGCAACCGGGGGATCTCGTTATTCTCGCCGGTCGTCCGTCGATGGGAAAAACAGCCTTGGCCGTAAACATCCTTGAAAACGCAGCGATCAAAGGGTTCAAGGGCTTGGGATTTTCCTTGGAAATGGGCGACAAGTCGCTGATTAAACGAATGCTTGGCTCTATCGGCAGAGTGGATGGCCAGCGGCTTAGAACCGGGCAGCTTATCGAGAGCGACTGGCCGAAACTGATCCAGGCATCGGAAACTATGGCGTCCATGCCGATCTGGATTGACGACACGGCAAGGCTTGGCGTGATGGAGTTGAGGGCCAAGGCGCGACGACATAAACGGCAGCATGGCCTTGACCTGATCGTGATCGACTATCTGCAACTGATGAAGACACCCAAAGCCGACCGGCACGATTTAGCCGTTGGAGATATTACGCGTAGACTCAAGGGGCTGGCGAAGGAGTTAAACGTCCCGATCATCTGCCTGTCGCAGCTTTCCCGCGATTTGGAAAAGCGCACCGACAAGCGCCCGATGATGGCCGACCTGCGGGAGTCCGGAGCGATTGAACAGGACGCCGACCTGATTCTGTTTCCCTACCGGGAGGCGGTTTACTGCGACAAATGCAAGGCCGGTAACTGTGACATCTTGCATCACGAGCGCAGGGCGGAACTTATCGTAGCCAAGCAGCGCAACGGCCCAACGGGTGCTATTAAGCTGGTGTGGTTGCCTGAGTTCTCGCGCTACGGAAACCTTGAAGAGATACGAGGTGTGGCATGACCGGTAAGGAGGCTAGGAATGGCCGGGCCTAAACAAGACTACCTCGTAGATTGCTACTGCCCTCGCTGCAACGGCGCGAAAATACCTCAATCCACATGGCTGATACACAACGGGCAGGCAACGTCGAGAACGTCATGGATGGCTGAGGACTTGGCGGCGCTCAAGCAGATATGGGGCAGGGGAGAGCGGTTGGTGGATTATCTCAAACAGCAGGAGGGGTGATGGCTATTTTCGGTTGTTGCGTGTCAATTTTAATCGGACTGTGGCTTCTCGTTGGTAGTTTCGGGGCTATGTGGCTGGCTCTTGGGTTCACAGGGAAGTTTGGCCTCGAGAGTGTCGTGTGTGGCGGTGCGGCATTAATCGGCGTCTGGATGATTTGGTTCGGGTTCGCCAGTTTGCCATTCAAAATTGTTGCAGTTTAACGACCAATAGCGAAAGGAGCGCAGATGCTAACATGGCCGCAGAAACGCAGGGTATTCAGGGCAGCATGGATTCTCCGGCATGAATCGGAAATATTGCCGGACGCAATACAGCCAGAAGAAAGGGTGCAGACAGGCGGCAGGGGTGGAGGTAGGACGTTTTTGGAATGGGCGATTGACTTCTTATCCTGCGGCGATTCGCTGGCGATCAAGTCAATTTACTTCGGCACCCAGGATTACAACCCGGTACCGAAGGAGTTGAGAAAACCGCACAGGACGTTTTGGAAAGAGGTTGCGAGGAGGAGGCTTGAAAACTCTGGCTTGCATATTGCCGATCTTGTCTACGGTACGACTGAGCAGGGCGATAAAGGCGAATAAAAAATTTTGTCTAAACCGGCAAATTCGATATACTAAAAGGTTATGCAAAAATCCCTTGACAATTTTTTTTAGCGATGTTAGCTTATAAAGTATCTTGAGAGAATTAGGTAAGCGCAGGGCTGTGGAGAGATTCGCAGCCCTTTTTTTATCAAAGCACACCGTAAAACCCGGTCAGTTCACGGCCGGGAGGATGTCAATTAGCTCACCTTCCATGCGGAGGCGGAGTTACAAGGCCGTTACGGTAATCCACGTAGCGCCCTTAGCCTATTCTGCCTCCGGGCATATAACGGCGACGACAAGCAACGGAGTGAGCGACCTGGCTATCTTCTGTGCAACGGTGATACAGCGAGGGCACGTCCAAGGCTATTTGGTGTGGCGACCAGTGCAAAACCGCTTGATGCTTGTTCCTGTGTGCGGCCGTGGGGGCACTTTTAAAATTCTGCCGCAGTAGCTCAACTGGTAGAGCAGCTGTCTTGTAAACAGTAGGTTGCGGGTTCGAGTCCCGCTAGCGGCTCCACTTTGGCAGAAAATAGGCAAGCTCTGGCCTTAACCGAGCCGCAAGCCTAAGCGTAATTAGGCACCTCTCCTCCTGTAGCCGCTGCTACTCTCCAAAGTAGCAGCGGCACTTTTTATGGAGCAGCGCATGGACGTATGGCCCACACCGGAACAATGGCGGCAATACTACATCGACCTAGCTGCACAATGCGGTGGCGAGGTGCCTATCGGCTACCCGCTAATTATCCAGTGGGTATGCGAGTGCGGAACGGAAAACGCGACGGTGGAGTGAGAGCGCAGAAGATGCACGAACAAGGCCTGTCACATTTTGAGGATTAAATGAAAACACGCTGCCGCTGCGAAATAAGGGGAAAAGACGGCGCATGCTGCCGGGGATGCCAAGACCGGCATAAATGTCCGCAGGCGTGCCTCATCGCGAGTGGCGAGTTGCCGCAGAGCGAGTGCAGAGGCGGGGATATTTACGGGGAGGTGGAGTGATGACGGGTTACAGTTGCGGTTATTGCGGTTATTGTGGTTTTGTGTTGGAGAACAACGGAGAATTTTTGCAGTGCAGTAACGAGAGGTGTGTATCAAGGCAACCACCAGTGACGCACGACAAGCAAGGCGAGTTGGCCGACATGGTTAACCATCCACCGCATTACACGGACACCGGGGTCAGGTGCAAATGCGGGGAGCCTATCGAGGTTATCCAGGTGACGCGAGAGCTTAATTTCTGTTTGGGCAACGTGGTCAAGTATGTGCTGAGGGCTGGGAAAAAAGGTGCCGCTATCGAGGATCTGAAAAAGGCGCGCCGGTATATCGACTTTGAAATCGAGAGGCTGGGCGAATGAAAATAGTTTACGAAATAGCCGTCACCTTGGCCCATGTCGCGGCCTTATCTGCCGCCTGCGGGTTTGGGTTAACCTCCGGCGTTATTATGGCGTGTGTCCTATGGGGATAACTCGGGACTGCAAAACCTGCCGATGGAGCGACAAGCCGCTGGATTTTGAGGCGTGCCAACAGTGCGCGCAACGCAAAAAGGGCGGCGGCGTGGAGATGAGCAACTATGAAAAAGCCCCGCGTTAACGGGGCTGGGTTTTATTCCGTGGATACTGCCGGTGCCACTCATTTTCTGCGGGATGATGTAGGTGGTCATTTGTTGCCTCCTTGGTTGAGTTCTCGTTGTGCAAGCCTGTCAATCGCTAACGCTATCACCCTGGCATCGGAGTCTATACCGAGTTTGCGGCGCAACTCCTTGATCTGTGATAGCGTTAGCGGCTGCATACGGTATGTGCGGCGGTTGTCGGTCATTAGCATTTTCTCCCGCTGGAGAGGGTGCGGGGTTAGGGGTTTATCCATTTTTCGCATCCCACCCGGTCAGACTGCAGAATTCAAACTTTAACAAGTTCGTCTTCATGTCCTAGCATGTCTATCATATAGCACCGGCCTTGTTCATCTTGGAAATACACCCCGCGATAACCAAGGGTTTTAGCGGCTTTAGCAGTAATAGCTTGGATGGTCCAACTATCCTCGGCGTCAATGTCTGCATTGTAGTTTGTGGAAAAATCTTGTGAGATAAAATCTTCGGCCATATCTTCGTCACACCCAAGCATATTCATGACTTCTTCGACCAAAGGGTCAAGGAGTTCTGCGTCTTCATGATAGAACAAGCGACCAGCTTCGATAATGTCGTCTTCATCGACTTCAATTTTGTAAGTGACATATTCACCGACAGTCATCACATAAACATGGGCCGAGAAAAAAAGGAATTCACCGAACCGTCCATCTGCGGCTATTGTCTTTATTTCCTCTGGGCTTGTGTGAAAGAGTTCCATGTCGTCCTCCGTGAGTTGTTGTTTCATCCTGTTGTCTATATAATACCATCGTCATGACAGGTGTCAAGACAAATAATGCAAAAAGTTGAAAATAATTTGAACCCCTCCGAAATTGACCCCGCATACTGCCGCGCCTACTGCACAGCGGGACGATTTGTGGATAAGGGGCGGCGGTGCATGTGTCGCGGCGGCGAGTGCGGGAACAAGATGGCGCGGAAGACAAGAAAGAATTGAGTTATGGCAGCACCTAAAGGAAATCAGTTTTGGAAGGCGCGTAGCTCCCATGGGAGAAAGCCTATTTTCTCTTCGCCGGACGAACTATGGGACGCTTGTGCCGAGTATTTCCAATGGGTAGAAGAAAACCCGCTTATGGAAGACAAGCTGTTTTGCTTCCAAGGCAACGTGACCCGCGACACGGTTTATAAAATGCGAGCAATGACGATTGACGGGTTATGCCTGTTCCTAGATATCGGGACAAGCACCTGGGATGATTACCGCAACAGAGAAGATTTTTCGGAAGTCACAACGCGAGCCGAGAGGGTTATTTACAACCAGAAGTTTCAAGGCGCGGCGGCCGATCTGCTCAACGCCAACATCATCGCCCGCGACCTTGGTTTGAGGGATAAGCAGGAACACGAACATTCCGGCAAAGATGGCAAGCCTATCGAAGTAGAACACTCTATGTCTCCGGCAGTATCGGAAAAGATGCGTGAAATTTACGAGCAGAAAACAAGCGAATGAGTTTTACGCGGACATCCTAAACGACGCAGAAAAAGATAATTGCGTTATCCGAACAATGAACGAGCTTGGCAGGCGAGACCTTTTCTTCCTGCTCACCAAGTTGCTGCACAGAAGGGACATTGACAGAGACTGGCTGTTTGAGCGTTGCATTGAGGTGCAGCAGAGACCGGACGGCTATTTAGATCTGTGGGCGCGAGAGCACTACAAGTCAACGCTGATAACTTTCGGCCGAACCATACAGGATATTCTGGATTCGCACAGCGAGGATTCGTTTCATTGGGACCAGGAAGTAACGGCGGGTATCTTTTCCTGTACGAGGCCCATTGCTAAGGCATTCTTAGCGCAGATTATGCAGGAGTTCGAGAGCAACGACCTCCTGAAAGAGATTTACAAAGACGTATTATGGGAAAACCCGCGCCGCGAAGCCCCTAAATGGTCCCTAGACAGCGGCATCATTGTAAAGCGGAAAGGCAACCCGAAAGAGGCCACTGTCGAAGCTTGGGGTCTTGTAGACGGGCAGCCGACATCGAAGCACTTTAATTTGCTCATCTATGATGACGTTGTAACTCTTGAGTCCGTAACCACTCCAGAAATGATTGCCAAGGTCACAGAGCGATGGGCTGTGTCGCTAAACCTTGGGGCGCACGGAGGCAAGCGGAGGCACATAGGTACGAGGTACCACTTCAACGACACATACAGAACCATGATGGACAGGGAGGCTGTAAAGCCCCGCATCTATCCTGCAACAGACACCGGCAAGCCAGATGGCAAGCCGGTTTTTTTGTCTGCCGAGTCTCTTGCTGGGAAGCGGCGCGACATGGGGCCGTATGTTTTCGGGTGTCAAATGCTGCAAAATCCAACAGCCGACGAAGCGCAAGGGTTTCAACTGGATTGGTTGCGGTTCTATCCGTCCATTGAGAGCGACTTATTCAACCGCTACATTCTGGTCGATCCCGCCGGGGAGAAAAAGAAAGGCTCCGACTATACATCAATGGTGGTCATAGGGCTTGGCCCTGATCGGAACTATTACCTCATTGACGGCATTCGAGATCGTCTTAATTTGACGGAGCGCACTAAGAAGTTGTTTGAGTTCCATAAAAAGTATCGTCCGCTGGCTGTCGGATATGAGAAATACGGTAAGGACTCTGACATTGAGCATATTGAGGATAAGCAGCATCAAGAGACATACCATTTTGACATCACGCCGCTTGGTGGGCCGATGTCGAAGTTTGACCGCATCCGCAAACTGATTCCCATATTTGAGACCGGGCGGTTTTGGATGCCGCACCATCTGCCGTTTATGTTGCACGATGGGAAGATGGCTGACTATGTAAAGCTCTTCGTCGACGAGGAATACATATGTTTCCCGGTCTGCATCCATGATGACATGCTCGACAACATCGCACGCATAGTTGACCCGGATCTAGGCGCGGAATTCCCGGACCCTGACGTAAGGGGCGGTTTTTACGATGAGTTAAACAGGGGGCAGGAAGCATACGACCCGTTCGAAAACCTATAGGAGGAACCATGGGCGGATCGCCAGACACACCGGAACAATCCGATCCTGAATTGGAAGAGAAGAAAGCGAAGCGCAAAGCACTGGCGTTGTCTCAGGCGTATGAAGCGAAGACCGCCGCTCTCGGTATGGGCAGCACGCAGCTTTACGGCAAGAACCGCAAGGAGACCCCTGCACAGACCTCGGAAGAGACGCCGTCCAACAAAACACCTTTTCCTCTGTGGGGGTCCAAGAAGCTGTTTGTTGACCTCTCGGATGGCACACTGAAGCCATATAAAGAGAGCAAGGGGCAGCAAAAAAAGGCGGCGCTTGACGGTCTGAAAACCCATGTGCCTGCAACCGGAGACCGCGAGACGGCCGATGGGGTTTACAAACAGGCGACAGGCAACGCACGCAGCAGAATGGCCACGGAAATGGAATACACGCGACGCAAGCGCAATTCGAAGGCGTTGGAGGCCGGATGATTACAAGCGAGAAACTACGCCGGCTTAAGCGGCGGTACAAGCTCAAACGCGACAGCGATGACGCCGATTGGCATTCGCACTGGAAAGACCTTGCAGACTTCATCCTGCCGCGCCATGGGCGGTTTGTCGATAAGCACACGCAGGCAGGCAAGGGCGACAAGTACAAGCACAGCAAAATCATTAACGGTACCGCCTCACGCGCCGTATCGATTGCCGTTTCAGGTCTCAAAGGTGGATTGGTACCGCACTCACTCCCGTGGCTGAAGCTGAGCCTGTGGGACGAGGATATGAACGATTGGGAGCCCGCTAGGCGGTGGCTGCACGATGTTCAGCAGGTGATGTACGGGGTGTTTACGCGGTCAAACTTCTACAGTGCCGTGCATACGCCGTTTTTAGAGCAGGTAGTGTTCGGCACCGGACCTTTTGCCGTCTACGAAGATCCTAAGAAGATGATCCGCTGTGTACCTTGGACGGTCGGCAGCTACACGCTGGCCACAGACCATGCAGGGAGTGTTGACACGGGCTTCAGGTGGTACTGGATGACCGCTCGAACGGTTGCTGAACAGTTTGGGGCCGAGAACTGTACGCCGCAGACGCGCAGTATGGCCGAGAAAAACCCCGACGCTCAGGTGCGGGTGATTAATGCTATATTTCCACGGAAAGACTACGACCCAAACAAGGCCGGAGCAGAAAACATGCCGTGGGCCTCGGTCTATTGGGAGGACGGGGCTCCGGAGGACTCGTTTCTAAAAGAGAGCGGGTTCAATACCAAGCCTGTCATGTTCCCGCGTTGGGAGGTGGTGGGAGAAGACGCTTACGGCTCTAATTGCCCCGGCATGGAGATGTTGGGCGATATAAAGATGCTGCAGAAGTTGGAGCGTGACAAGCTCGCGTCGATTGACAAGGTTGTCAACCCACCGATGAACATACCATCGAGCTTTAAAGGCAGGCTGTCGCTGCTCCCAAATGCGCAGAACTATGTCAACGCCAAGGAAAACGAAATTATACGGTCGACCGTGCAGATTACGCCGGACATTGGCGCGGTCGCTTCCGAAATACGCGAGGTAGAAAACAGGATAAGGCAGGGATTTTTCAACGATCTGTTCCTGATGATCCTCGAAGACAAAAACATGACAGCCACGGAGGTGGCGCGAAGGCATGAAGAAAAGCTCGCCATTCTCGGGCCTGTCCTAGAGCGGCAGAACAGCGAGTTCCTTTCACCTCTGGTAGACCGCGTGTTCGATATTTTAATGCGTAACGGCCGCCTGCCGGAGCCTCCGAGGGAGATACAGGGGCAGGAAATCAAGGTTGAATACACGTCTTTGCTCGCCCAGGCGCAGAAAGCAGTCGGAACGCAAGCGATAGAGAGGACGGCCATGTTTGCCGGGAACCTTGCGAATTTCAATCCGGAAGTTCTCGACCGCGTTAATTTTGATGCCATGCTGGAAGAATACGCCGACCTTGCTGGGGCTGACCCGAAGATGCTACGGAGCGACGACGAAGCGGCAGAGATGCGGCAGCAACGCAAGCAAGCGCAGGCTCAACAAATGATGATGGAGCAGGCGTCACAGGCGGCAAAAGCGGCGAAGGATTTAGGGCAAACCCCTACCGGAGAAGACACGGCATTAAACGGTCTGTTGGACAAATTGCCAGCAGTATAAGGAGAAGACATGCAACCGAATGGCTCGATATCCGCAGGGGC